AATCGTATATCCTCTTATGGCATACAATGGTGATTTGCTCATGATCTTTGGATCGAATCCTTCAGGTCAGAATTTGACTGTTATCATCAACTCTATTGTTAATTCTTTGCTATTGCGTTGTGCATACTACACTATTTATCCTGAAGATAGTGTGCAAGATTTTTATCAGAATTGCGCTTTTGGAACGTATGGCGATGATGTTAAGGGGTCTGTATCTCCTAATCGCCCTTTGTTCAACCATATCAGCTTTGCGACATATCTAGCACAATATGATATCAAATTTACGATGCCAGACAAAGAATCTGTAGCTACTGAATATATGACACCCGATGAAGCCGATTTTTTGAAGAGAAGTGACGTGTATAATGAGGATTTAGATGCACACATTGGTGTTTTAGATGAGTCATCTATTTTTAAACGTTTGCATGCGCACCTTCTTTCTAAGGAATTGACTTTACCTCAGCAGTCAGCACAGAATATTGATTCGTCTTTGCATGATTGGTTTTATTATGGTAGGGAAAAATATAATTTGCGCCGAGAAGAGATGTTAAGAGTCGCTAAGGCCGCAGATATTGAACATCTGTGTCAAGGCTTTGACATTTCATATGATATGCGCGTTGCTAAGTGGCGATATAAATATCTTGGGGAAGGTATCCCAGACGAAAATACCATTTTTGATTAAACACCTAGCATATGTGTATAAACTGTGCGGCCAGTTCTGAATCTGGCTCAAAGAAAGCAAAATTCATGTGTGTATATGGAAACCATTTATTACTGTATTTAAAAATGTATATATTTATATTTAGGCTTTGCACATAGGCATTTGCTCCTATTTAGGAGAGTCTCGCCGGACAACAACATTTTTGACCTTCTTGGCATTGAGTCGTGCCTTGATTGTATGATGACTTACTCACCCAGGACAAAATAGTAATAGTGCTGCACTTCCTCAGGCACTATCAAATCTACCGGACTCTACACCGTTAGTTTTGATTACAAATATTGTAGAAATTCATGACATGGAACCTCAAATGGGTTCTGTTGGCCCTGAAGCTATTGAAGGTTCGGGTTCTGCTTTGACCAGCGAGAACGTCACCTTTGATGAAGCAGTGTCAGGTCATATGTATGATACAAATGCATATGTTGACCCTACTCGTAAGTTACAGGACTCTGATGATGCTGATTTGGGCGATTTCTTTAAGCGCCCCATCAAAATTCGAGAATTTGGATGGGGTACGGGCTTGTCAATTGGCACGTCATTCAATCCTTGGGATGACTTCTTTTCTAACAAACGTGTTATAAATCGTATCAACAATTTTGAGTTGTTGCGATGTAATTTACATTTGAAATTTGTTTTGAATGGGAATCATTTCATGTATGGGCGTGCTATTGCGTCATACTTGCCATACCATATTGCTGACACGTTAACAACTAATCGCACTATTATATCACAAGATGTCATTGGCGAGTCGCAGCGACCCCATGTATATCTTGATCCTTGCACATCACAAGGAGGTGAGTTATTACTGCCTTTCTTTTGGCATAGAAATTATATGTCTATTACTCGCACTGATTGGAGTGAGATGGGAGAAATAACCTTGCGTTCCATAAATGATCTTAAGCATGCCAATGGAGCTTCAGATTCCGTATCAATTAGTGTGTTTGCGTGGGCAGAAGATGTTGAAGTGTCTGTATTGACTTCTCTCAATTCAACGGATCTCATTGCGCAGATGGGTACCAAGGAGACTACAGAGGCAAATAAGGAAGGTGTAATCTCCAAGCCAGCTACTACTGTGGCTAAGGTCGCATCTACTTTGCGCACAATACCTCCTATAGCACCTTTTGCCATGGCCACTGAAATAGCAGCCACTGCAGTTTCAGATATAGCTAAAGCTTTTGGATACAGTCGCCCACCTGTCACTCGTGCATCTATGCCAGTACAGACGCAGTGTGTCGGTCAGTTTGCTACTACTAACACACCAGACAATGTCACAAAGCTTACATATGATGATCTACAAGAACTGACAGTAGATCCTCGTATTTCTGGTCTAGACAATGACTGTGATAACTTGGCTATCAAATCTATTGCTGGTAGAGAATCTTATCTCACCACTTTCGGGTGGGCTACGAGCACTAGTGCAGAATCATTGTTGTGGAATGTTCGCGTTCAACCATCTTTGTGGGACGAAGTTGCCGTGTCTGGTAAGACTGAATATCATCTTACACCTGTAGCAGTTGCATCTATGCCTTTTGCACATTGGACAGGCTCTCTAAAATTTCGTTTTCAGATAGTGTGTTCTGGTTTTCACAAGGGACGTCTAAAATTTGTGTATGATCCTAATTATATTGAGTCTAATGAATATAATATCAATTATATGAAGATTGTTGATATTTCAGAGACCAAGGACGTTACTATGCAGGTTGGCAATGGACAAAACCTTTCATTGGTTAGTAAATTAACACCCGCTATTGATAGTGTCACCCAATGTTTTAGTACTACTCCCTATGCGTCTGTCGATACGGGTAACGGAACTTTGGCTGTCTACGTTGTCAATGAGCTTACTGTGCCGAACAGTACTATTAATAACGATATTCAAATCAATGTATTTGTTTCTGCTGCTGATGATTTTGAAGTTTTTATTCCTATTGATCATTTCCAAAACTTTGTTTTCAGACCGCAATCAGGTACTTTATCTGATACTCGTAGCACTGCTAACAACGGAATTACTGCGTCTGAAATTCACATGTTGGGACCCACTATGACTGTTAGTGATAAATTGTCAGCTGTTTATTGTGGCGAAACCGTATCTTCTATGCGGAATTTTCTCAAAAGATATAATCTGTCCCGCCGTTTGGGAAATAGCCCTGGAACAACTGGTAAATTTCACCAGTATACCATGGCTAATTTCCCTATGTACCGAGGGAGAGCGACAGCTGCTGTAGATACAACGGATTCTTTGATAGCATATAATTATGTTAACACTGTTCATCTACATTGGATTACCACTTGTTTTTCTGGATGGCGTGGTTCTATACGCTGGAAAACAGTTGCAGCCAATACCAAATATGATTATGATTTTGGAAAGATAGAAGCACAGAGATTTTCTGACGTGTCGTCTTATACTGAGGATAGTACTAATACCTTCGCATTGACTCCAGGTTCTTATCCCGCCAGTACGGCTGTCACAGCCGAAAACATCTCCACTTCCCGTGGGAAAGATGGAATTCCTTGCTCAGGAGTAGAGGGCATGGTTATTACCAGTGGATCTTACAAACAAAATCTCGAGTTTGAAGTTCCTTTCTACTCACGCGATAGGTTTGCACCAGGTAAAACTGACCAATGGACTATCAACTTCATTTATGGTGGCTTTTATTTGGGAGCCGAACAATATGCAAATAGCACAGGAGTACTAGATTTATATTGTGCCGCAGGCGAAGATTATCAAGCTTACTTTTGGACAGGCATGCCCCGTCTCTTTTATGAGCAAACTCCACCCACCCCTTATGAGGGAGCTTAATACCAGCTATAAAGGTTACCGCACTGTGGTCGTGCGGGTCAGGCGTTGCCTGATGGACTATACCGTATTTTAATTTTGTGAAAAATTTTTTATCCGGTGTCGTCCGGTTTTTTGATCACAACTTTAAATTAGTATGGTTCCGCGAAAGCGAATGGATCGAGGTACTGCACCGATCCAACTATGGACCATAGTTGCAAAA